CCACCGCGTGGATCACGGACGACGAGTTCATGCGCGGCGGAGCACCGTTACCCGATGACGACTACCTGGCTACGCTGCCGTGTTGGGGTGGCCTCGACCTCGCCAGCACGCGCGACCTCACCGCTTTCGCCCTGCTCTTTTGGGACGAGGTGGTGCAGGTGCACTACCTCAAGGTGCACCAGTTCGTGAACGAGGAGCGGGCGCACAGCAAGAAGCTGGCCGAAGGCGTGGACTACCTGGCCTTCGAGCGCGACGGTGACCTGACTATCACACCCGGCAACGTCACCGACTACCGCATCGTGCGCGACCACATCCTCACCGCCTGCGAGAAGTACCAGGTGGCGGGCGTCGCCTTCGACCGCAAGTTCTCCACGTACATCGTGCCGGAGCTCATCGACGCCGGGGTGGAGATGCTCCCGTTTGGTCAGGGCTTCTACGACATGAGCTACCCCACAAAGCAGTTCGAGATGAAGCTGGTGGCGGGCGAAATTATCCATGGCGGCAACCGTTGCCTACGCTGGCAGGTGGGCTGCGTCAAGCTTGACCGCGACCCTGCCGACAACATCAAGGTAGGCAAGAACCGCAACAAGCTCGGCCAGCAGGTGGACGGCGTCGTCGCCTCCATCATGGCTCTGGGCATCAGCGACAACGACGACAACCTCATCACAGAAGTGTTTACCCTGTAGTTCCTACCTTCGCCACAATGGCCACTATCCTCGAACGTCTCGGCATCCAAAAGCGGGCCCGCGTGGGCAAGTTCGACAGCCAAACCATAGGCGCAGAGCTGGGCGTCTACGGCATGACGGCGTCAGGCATCACCGTCAGCGAGCAGGGCGCCCTCGCCATCTCGACCGTCTACGCCTGCATCTACCGCATCGCGTCCACCGTCAGCTCCCTGTCGCTAAACATCTACCTGCGCGAAGGCAACCGGGTGACGCTGGCGGAGTCGCACCCGGCCTACGACCTGTGCAAGTACGAGCCCAACAGCTACCAGACGGCTATGGAGTTTTGGGAGCGGCTGTACAGCTCGGCCCTCATGTACGGCGTGGGCTATGCCATGATCACGCGCGACAACAGCGGCCGCCCTGTCGCCCTCGACCTGCTCGACTACTACGACGTGGAGCCGAAGCTGGTGGGTAACGAGAAGGTGTACAGCGTCCGCGATGTCGGCGTGGTCCGGCCGGAGAACATGCTGGAGCTGGCGAACATCATGCGCATGTCGCCGCTGCGCCTGCACCGGGAAAACCTGGGGCTGACGAAGGCCGCGCAGGATTTCGGGGCGGAGTACTTCGGCAACGGCGGACAGGCCACCGGCATCCTCAAGCCGAAGAACCCGCTGAAGCCGGAGCAGGTGGACACGCTGCGTAAGTCGTGGAAGCACGGTGGCCCTGGCGTCAAGTTCCTCGGCGTGGACATGGACTACCAAAGCATCCAGCTACAGCCGGAGGAGGCGCAGTTCATCGAGACCCGCAAGTTCCAGGCGGAGGAGATTTGCCGCATTTTCAGCGTGCCACCCGACCTCGTGCAGGTCCCAGGACAGTCGACCTTCAACAACGTCGAGCAGCAGCACATCCAGTTTGCCCGCCACACGATTCAGCCGTGGGCCGTCCGCCTGCAGCAGGAGGTGGACCGCAAGCTCATCGCGAGCTTCGACCGGCCCCAGGTGTACAGCCGCCACGACATGACCGACCTGTACCGCGGCGACATGGCCGCCCGTGCCAATTTCTACACGCAGATGCTGCAGGCCGGGGTGCTGTCCATCAACGAGGCCCGCGCCAAGGAGGACCTGAACCCCGTCGCAGGCGGCGACATCCACACCGTCCAGGTCAACCAAATTGCCCTGTCGGAGTTCGGTGCATATTCGCAAAAAATAGCAAATGAAAACTCAGGAAGCATTTGAGCAGGAGGTCCGCGCCCAGTATGGGGAGGCGGTAGAACTGCGCGTCTCCGAGGTCCGTGCGGCCTCTGACGACACCCTGACCGTGAGCGGCTACGCTGCCATGTTCGACGACATCACCGACCTCGGATACTTCAAGGAGCGCATCGCCCGGGGAGCGTTTGACGGGGTGATGGAGGACGACGTCCGGCTGCTCATCAACCATGCCGGCGTCCCGCTGGCACGCACCACCAACGGCACCCTCGACCTGGAGGTGGACGACAAGGGCCTGCGCTACACCGCACGCCTGGCGGACACCACCGAAGGGCGCGACCTGTACAAGCTCATCAAGCGTGGCGACATCTCGCAGTCCAGCTTTGCCTTTACGATTGCAGACGAGGACTACGACCGCAAGGCCAACCTGCGCACCATTACCAAGATGGGCAGCCTGCTTGACGTCAGCCCGGTGACTTACCCAGCCTACCCAACTACCACCGTGGCCGCCCGCATGAAGGCGCAGCAGGAGGAGCGGTCCATTGATCCCGAGGACGAGGAGCTGCTCGACGACATCCTGGAAGCCATCGACGACATCAAGCTCAAAATCGAAGAGGCCAAAGCCGTCGAGGAGCAGGAGGACGTGATGCCCGCCGCACCCGTAAATTCCGAACGCAGTACATTCGCGCAAACTAAACCCCAGACCATGAACTTGAATGAATTGAAGGCGCTCCGCGCCAAGCACTACGAGGAGCACGTTGCCCTCGTGGAGAACCCCGAGAAGGAAGGCCGCACCATGACCGAAGCTGAAGAGCAGCGGGCTGCATGGTTGGTTGGCGAGGTTGAATCTTTGGACAAGCGCATCAAGCACCGCGCCGACCACGAGAACATGGTCGCCCGCGTAGCTTACAGCGGCACGGCATCGACGACGGAGAAGCGCGAAATCGAGCGCGTCAACGGTCACTTCAGCCTGTCCCGCGCTATCATGTCTGCAGCTAACGGCCGCAGCTTGGAGGGTGCAGAGGCAGAGTGGGCACAGGAGGCACAGCGTGAGATGCGGGCCCAGGGCTTGCAGGTTCTCGGCCAGGTGGCCATCCCGACCAAAGCTCTCCTCCGCGCATCTGCCGACAACTTCACGGCCGGCGCTTACGGAGCTACCACCGACGGAGCGGCATTTGTTCCTGTGAACGTGGGCGGAGCTATCGAAGCACTGCGCGCACCGTCTGTCATCGAGCAGTTGGGCACGACCACGCTGAGCAACCTCACCGGAAATGTGAAGTTCCCGCGCGTGTCTGTGAAGGCAGCAGGAACGGCTGAGGGCGAAGTTGACGCGAATGCGGCATCGGGCCTCGAGATGGACGAGCTGACGCTCAGCCCGCAGCGGGTTTCTGCGAAGACCACCTACTCCAAGCAGCTCCTCCTCCAGGGCGGCGCAGCAGTGGACCTGGTCATCGCGCAGGAATTGCAGAACGCGATGAACGCATTCATCGACACCAAAGCGTTCGACACGCTCGACGGCGCAACCATCGACAACCAGTCCACGGACGGCTCGACGACCCTCACCGCTGCCATCGCAGTGGCTATGGAATCGGCGGTACTTGCAGCAGGTGGAAACCTCGCAGCTGCACGGTACGTCATGTCTCCGACTGCTTACAAGTTCGCAAAGAACCTGGCGCAGGTAAGTTCTGTCTCTGCTCTGTACGACCTCGCCAGCAACACCTTCAACGGTTACCCGGCAGTGGCTACGCCGTACCTGGTGGACGCCAGCTCGGGAGTTGGACAGATGCTCTTCGGTAACTTCCAGCAGGGCTGCATCCTCGCCTACTTCGGAGGTATCGACCTGCTGGTTGACCCGTACAGCGCTGCCGGCAACGCGCAGATTGTCCTGCACGTCAACCGCTTCTTCGATTTCGACGTTCGCCAGGCTGGCGCTCTCTCGAAAATCATTGACATCAACGCTGCCTAATTAGGCAACGACCACACAGGCGAAGGCCCGGGGCACTCCCCCGGGCTTTCGTACTTTCGGGCCATGGTTACCACCGTCAAGGTCACGGGCACCCCGGTGCTCAACGACATCATCACCGTCGCGGACCTCAAGACCTTCTGCCGCGTCGACAGCGCCGACGAGGACACGCTGATGGACGCGCTGCGCCAGGCAGCTATCACCTGGTGCGAGGAGTATTGCAGCATCCGCCTCGGCGACGTCGCAGCCATAGCCTACGCCGACGCGTGGGCGCCGCTCGGCATCACCGTCGGT